GCAACCGCTGGAGGATTGCCCGGGCAAGATAACTCGGGAACTTGATTCTGGACGCCCTGGGTTATGATGATTTGGCGATCTATCGGCGTGTAGTTGGCGAATCGAGTAGGTCGCTTGACTTCCTGAACATCGGTTGGGTACGTAGTCGAATCGCCAACCATAGCCGATAGCCTGGATTCCAATTCGACCGCGATTAACTCGATGATTGCTAGCGACACTCTAAAACCAACATCCCTTCGTCATGCTCAACAAGCCGAACAATAGACCGCCGCTCAACCGGTTCGCCGACTCGGGGGGATAGTCCGATCTGATCCCCGCCGAGGTCTAGTTCTTTGCTCTCAATGCCTTCCGATCCATCATTCGAGACGTAGACCGTAAACCGTGGGGTCACTAGTTCTGACGCCTCTGGAAGTTGCAAGGAATCGTCTCGCACAACCACCGCGTTGATCTTCCTCGACCGACCGTTTCTTTTGTAGTAAACGACCGGCTCGGCAAAGTCTTGCGGGTTGGCGAAAACCGTCTTGGCATCCTCGAGGATGGTATCGTGAAGGCTCATCCTAGAGTCGCTTCAGCTTCCACCCAACGAGGTCGACGGTCACCGAATCGGTTGCCGTCGCTGCCGTCTTTTGGATCTGCACATAAGGCTGCAAGGATCCGCTGTAAGCCGACATATCGAACACCGTAGACGTGGCCAATGGAACGCCGTCGCAATAGAACTTGACGTTCTGTTTGCCGCCGGTGAAATCGACCAAAAACCATTTGTAGGTGGCCGCTAGGCTTTGCCCAGTCGTCTTGTCGTCGATGTCGGTAGTTCCGTCGTCAGATTCGACAACGATACTGTTTGACCCAATCAGCCGGAAAGATGCGTGTTGAGCAATCGAATCGATTGCGTCGTTGCGATCCCCTTGGACGCCGAAGGCGAGCGAGCTTGCCGCGTTGTAACTTGCATTGGCCTTTACGCGAAACGCAACCCACTGGAGGCTATCGATGCCCCAGCAAAGAACGTCATTGAAGTTCAGGCACACGTTCTGAACTTCGTTCGTCGAGGATAGCGTGATTGCATACTCCCCGGTCTGCGATCCGTCGACAACCCCATAAGTAGGAGAGCCAGCCGACGAGGTGTCTGTGATCTTCCACATCGCACCTTCGCTAGCTGATGTCCCGACCGTTTGAGCCCCGTAGAAATCCTCTACGAACTCCGAAAAATCTCTTGAGCCTGCCATGTTCCTATGTTCCTGTGTTGTGAATTTTGTTTCCGTCCCGAAAAGCCCCGGTCGATTTCGACCAGGGCTAAAAGTCGATCAACCGAACTAGGTGCGGTTGCCGTAGAATCCGACGTGATCGATCATCGCGCAACCCATCGATTGGCGAATCTTGAAGTCGTACTTGTCGCTGAGCATTGTCCATTCGTTTTCCAGCACTGGCGATTCTTCACCTTGCAAGAAGACGATTTCGGCGGTGTCAACTACCGAATTCGACGCAATCAGATACCAATTGGTCGCGTTGTTGTTGTCGAGCAACGCCGTAGCAACAACCTGCAACGGTCGAACGCCATTGACGCCGTAAAGGCTGGAGATTCCCTCGTTGCCGTTGGTCTGTGCGAACGAAAGGCTGTTCGTGATCCGCAGAGCCGTCGACGCGTACCGCTGAGGCACAAGCAACACCGAAGGGACCAGGTTAAGCACCGAGCCGTTCAAGCCCTTTTGCTTGGCCATCAATTCAAAGCCCTCGTCAAGGGTCGTTTCGCTTGGGGCTGCCACGCTGGTTGCGGTAATGTTCGAGCCGCTTGCGTGAGAAGCGGAAAACAAGACAACACCATCGGGCATCGTTGGGTTCGAGAGGAACGTGTCATAGACAAGTTGCTCTTGAGTGCGTCGAGCCGCTACGCCTTGCATCGAAGGGATGCGAGCCATTGCGTCAAGATTGTCGTTGATGATCGTCTCCCAGGTCACCGAGAAATTCGCACCGAACTTGTCGATGTTGTACGTCTTGCGTCGGTCGCTGAGTTTCTTTTCGGGGTATTTTTGGCTCTCCGGAACAACTTCCAGGTTTTGGAATTCGCTCAATTGAGTGGCGTGAATATCCTTGAAATCCTCAACGCTCTGACGCTGCCGGACCCAAGAAGACCAGGTGTAGGGGGCCTCTTCGTAAGCCGCTCGAAGCGTGTTGTTGAGCCCATCGAACAGGATGTTTTGAAAACTTCCGGTCGTGTGGTAAACATCGGCCAAACCGCGCTTGACCGTGTTGAGCGTTGGAGCGTGTCCCATCGCCATTCGTGCGATGTCTTTCTTGGTGTGCTTCTCAGGGTCAACGCCCATCCTGCGAACGCAAGCTTCGGCAAGCCGATAGACGCCGAGGTTAGCAAAATGGTTAGCCCCTTCGGCTTTCGGTGCCGCTGTTCGCTTTACAGTGCCTTGGAAGCATCGCTTAGTAAACCCAGCCTTTGCCGCGTTTTCAAACTTGTCTTGCTCCGATTCACCGAAGCCGATGTGCGAGCCCTCGACGGCCCCGCCTAGTGGTTGAGAAGCCATCTTTCGGATGATCCTTTCTTGAGCGATTTCAACTGTCACGGATGGATCGTCAACCAATGCGTCTGCAAAACTTCGCTCAAGCTTCGCAAGCGTACAATGGGCAACGATTGTTTTGCGTCGGTCGTCGTGGGCTTTGAGTTGGCGTGCAACTTCGGCCTCGACTTTCTTTTCGGTGTCTTCGGTTGGTGGAGTCTCGGCACGCATAGCCTCTTCTGGCTCTTTGTCCGCGCCTGCCATCGATTCGACTTGCCCCATTGGAGCCGCGTCAGAAACGGCTTGCCCCGCTGCTTTGCCTGCGAGAAAAATCACAATCTGTTCAAGGTCGGTCATGCCCTCAGGCAACCCGAGACCCTTCAACGTTGCCATTAGGCTATCGTCCATTCTTTCAACCCTTTCCTGGTCGTAAGACCTGCGAACAGTAGAATTCGGATCCGCGCCCGTTGCACAGATCGAAGCGTTATGGGGTTCCCATGCGGTTACAATTTCCGCTGGCCCCTGAATCACTTGGCCCCTTGGGGTAGTGTACGTTTGGCCCTCTCGAACGATCTGCCTCTCTAGTGGCACGGCTTCGATGCTAAAGTCGTTCAAATGGCCTTCGTTGTATCTTGTTGCGACAACCTGAGCCTGTTCGTCACTGGCGAATTCAGGAACGCCAATTAGCTGATCGCCCTCGATAACGATATTGCGAATGCTTCCAAAGACTCTAGTTACCGAATCGGTATTGTGGCTGTCGACGATAGGGAGTTTTCGCTTGTCATTGCGAAACCGGACGCCCTCCATCAAGAGGACTTGGCTTACCCAGCCTCGATCCTCTCGATAGACCATAACCGGCGTTTCGGTCGCAATCACCGCTCGGCCATCCTTCACGGTCCCGAATTGGCGAACGATCGAACCGCCCTCGATGGGCTTTGCTTGATGTCTTGCGTCGAGCTCTTTTCGTCGCTTGATTAGGTCTTGCTTGTTCATGCCGTCACCTCAGCCGGTAGCGTGTCAACCGATCCGTCTTTTGCGTCGTCGATTAGGGCCTGTACGCTCGCTTCGCTCATGCCGACCGACGATAGGAACACCTTTGCCGCCGCTTCGCTAATGGCCCCGCTAGCTAGCTCGTTGAGGGTCTTATCGATGGCCTTGCGATTGCGGTTAAATTGGAGCGTTGAGAGCCCCATCATTTCGCCGCTGCCGGTCGCTGGTTGGGTTTCTGCCGCTCCTTGGGTTTGAGCCGCCGAAATCGCTAGCTGTTGCTGTTCGGGAGTCTGCAAGCCTAGCTTTTGAAGCAATCGATTTTCCTTGGCCCGCTGTTTGAAGACTTGGCGATAGCTAAGACCCCTGGACCCAAGCACATTGGCATAAGTGTCCGAGAATGAATTGATCGCCATTTCGGCAGCTTGCTGTTCGGATTGAGGGTCAACCCACTCCCATTCTGGCGTCTGCCATTCGACAGGGGTAAACCGCCTGCGGTCGCTTAGGAGGTCGAACGACGACGGAAAGCCCTCTAGATCGGTAATAGCCGCGTAGGTACAAAACTCATCCCACACGGGTTGCAGGAGGTGTCGAATGATGTACGCCTGTACGATCCTGTAACGCCGACGGTCTTCGAGTTGGCTGGTCCGGCTCGAACTGTAGCTGGTCTGCGAATAGTCCCGAGCTACAACCTCGTAGGATAACCCGGTCCCTACCGCGATTCCGCGAAGGATGAATTTAATCCATTCTCCCGCACCGTTATTGGGTCGAGTTGGGTTGATAACGTCGACCGATTCCCCTGGATTCAAATCGAAGATCAGACCGGGTTCAAGGTATCGCTCCCTGTTGCCGTTCTTGTCGGTTCCGCTGCCGGTCTCTGGATCGGACAGGCTTCCTATTGGCGTCTCAGTCTTGATCGCTGCGGTAAGGCAAGATGCAATTGCCGAGGATTGCAATTCGTTGTCTTTGTACGTTCCGAGGTCTCTGATATCCGACAACACCGGAGCAAACCACGTAACGCCTCGTTTCTGCCCGACTCGATCCTGCCGGAATAGGTGGATAATCTCCCTGGCCGGGATTTCCTTTGGCGTTCGGCTTACTGCGTAAGGCTGCAAGGGGTGGTCTTCGTAGATCATATAGGCAAGAGGCTTGCCGTATTCGTCGACCTTGATGCCGCGAATAACCCGCGTACCATCGCCGCGATCGATGCCCGTGTTGTACGTGTCTCGATCGGTCGCTAGCCGGTCGACTTCGATAACCTCAAGAGCAAAAGGAATCGGTCGGCTAATGCCCCGGTATTCGGTCGACGGTAGACGAACCTTGCGAATAAGGATTTCGCCTGCCTCAACCATTTCGCGAAGTGCGATAGTTTGGATTTCTTCAAGCGTCAGCTTTCCGTTGATATCCGCGACTTCGGACCATTCCGACCAAGTTTTATCGCGCTGATCGTTTACGTCTTCAACGTCATCCCCCAAAGGGGTCTCGAACGTCGATTGGGCTTGAATGCCTGTGCCAACGACAGAGGAAACGATCGTATCGACGGCCCCCCAAGCGTATGGATTGTCCCTGACCAGCCGCCTAGCCTCTGCCCTGAGTCGGTCGGCGCCAAATGGCCCCATTAGCTCTTGGTCGGCTGGTAGATTCTTAGGGTGTCTGTTGCTGCTTACCCGCGATGGTTCGGCCCCTTGGTACGATCTGGCAAGGGCTTTGCGTGCCTGTTGCCGTCGCAATCCTGCGATGGGGCTAACTGCCGAGACAACGGAATCGATAAATTCAGTAATCATCGACGGCCCCCCACGATTCTACCGAGGGAAATACCGCCCGATCCGCTTTCGCGTTGGACTTGGTGCAACAACGCTTTTCGCTGTTCAAACAATGACGCTAGGTCAAGCTTGGTGACGGTCCGCGACCCAATGGAATACTGAGACGCCCCTCCATTCAGAAGGGCCTCAATAGCTGCGTCGATTAGTGCCAACAGAGATGCCGCTGATGCCATGCGTCAATCGTTGCATGGCTTGCTGGCCTTTGGTAGATGCCTGTACTATTCCATTAGTACACCGCTACAAATTATTTACGTTCTTGCGCCCAAGTATGCCCGCAGTATGAGCATCGGCAATAGCGGACCTTGGCCTTCGTGCAATAGACCCGGCTGTAGCTCTTGCCGATCGGTCGGCGTGATTCGCATAGCGTGCAGGGCCTTGCTTCGTCTTCGCGAGGGATGGGGGTCTCGCTAGCTTCCTTCATCGCTTGCATGTGGATTCTTGCGGATGAGTACTTTGGGCTTTCGTAGTCCGGCAGGTCGGCAGGAACGCCTAGCGATTCGACCATCTTGCTGACGATACCCTGGCTAAATTCCTGGTGTGTTTGCGTCGGCTCTTGCGGTTGAATTGGCTGGATGTCAACCCGAGGATCTACCCATTCCCGCTTGCCTGTTTGCTGCTTTGGTTTCTTTGCCATACTACCCTCTTCTTTTGGGAATCCATCCACCTTGTCGCTGCCTGAATCGTTGCTGCCCGTGCCTGTAGGCTTGCTGGACAGGCTTGGCTTGTTTCGGCTCATCGCCTATGTGCTTTGGAGCTACCTCGATTTCGCTTGGGGCGATTAGCTTGACCCCGCAGGCTTCGGAGCCCGCCGCCGCCATGTAGGTTGCATCGAGCCAATGGTTGTTCGAGTCTCGGACGTTCCAATAAGTTTTAGTCCCTTTGCCCTCAGTAAACTTGGTGACTAACTCTTCGGCTGCAATATGCTGCGCGTACTGGGAATGCCGCTTTTCGTCTTCAAGCGAAAAGACCGAAAGCGACCCGCGCCGAAGCATGTTCGATTCGTCAAACGTCGGCGTTAGGAATCGCTCATGGATGAACTGTTTCCAGTAGCTTGTATCTAGCTCGTAGAGCCAAACATTCGACGACGGAAGCTTTTGTGCGTGAAGGTTAGCCCCTGCGATTGTTACCGAACTGGACTTGGCTTTCCTGTGGTACGGGTCTTGCCCCTTCGATGGATGGAAGATACCGCCGACTTCGCGACAGAATGAGTATGCCGCGTTGGTAAACGCCGCTGAATCAACTAGGCAAAAGTCGATCGGCCGCCGCGTTCCGGTTGTGTCGATGAATTCTTTTTGAAGTAGCTCATCCCGAAGCGATAGCAAGGCTTGGTAAATCATCGGCTCGCTAGCCTCGTGATCCATGCTCTTGTCGGTCCCGTAGACCTGCTGGAATCCGTAGTCTGCTACAACGCCCCCGGCGCCGTGCCACCATGCCGTCACAACCCAATGGAGCGTGTACTTGCCCAAGTCGATCGCCGCTGTCAGTGCAACGGTATTGGCCGGTAGTTGCCTTCGGACCAAGCCGCTTATCCTCGACTCGACAAGAGCCGGGGTAATGCCCAAGCCCATTGGCCCGGCTTCTTCTGGTGGGTCGTTGTCGTCTTCGGTCGATACCGCCTTTTGGCCACGGTCGGCTACCCGGTTGAAATAGCTGTGGACTGCAGATAGCTCCATCGGTTCGCCGTCGCTATGGGTCTTTCGGGAATAGCTGGCCTGATTGCTTACCACGGCCCCGCGTTCGATCTC